CCAAGGTTGTTTCCATAGACCTCTACACTCTTGGCCTGGCAGGAGGGCAACCACGGCCCAGGACCTTCACAAAACACTAGAAAACCATGAGCGAAACACTACTTACACCGCCAGCATCAGCAGAGCCGTCAGCCGCTCCAGCACCGGAAGCAAAGCCGGTCGAATCCACAACCCCGGAACAGATCATCACCCCTCCCGAGGATCGAGACTGGACCAAAGCCATCAATCCAGACGGAACCTTCACGCAGGACGCTCACAAGTGGGGAGTTCCTGAGCAGTGGAAATCTCCCGGTGCCATCATCGACAGCTACAAGAACCTTCAGAAGATGAAGGGAGCCCCCGGAGAGGAGGCGACACCGGAGCAACTTAGCGCATACCGGCAAGCCAATGGCATTCCGGAAGTGGTTAACCTGGAATCATACGGGGTCCAACTCTCCGACGAGATGAAAGAGATCGTCCCCGAAGAAACGCTCGGGGAAATCTTGAAGGTCGCCAATGAGTCCGCTCACCTTGGCCATACTCCAATGGTCAACGCGATGGTTTCCAAGTATGCCGAGATCACGGAAGGAATCGAGAGGCAGCTTGCGGAACAAACCGTAGAGGAGCAAAAGGCAGCACTGGAAGCCAGCAAACAAACCTTGCACTCTGATCCAAACTTCCAAGGAGACAAGATGACGGCAGCGATTCAGACCGCAACAAATGGTCTGAATTCATCACTCGAAGCTCTCGGGGAAGACCCGAATTCAGATGCTGCCAAGGAAGTCGCCCGGAATCCGCTCATGGTTCGGATTCTGCACTACTTTGCCAGCAAGATGGGACAGGACTCCACCAACTTGGGGAATCCGGTTGCCGATCTCCGCTCCGGAGAAGAGCAGGTTGACGACATCATCAACAACCCTGCAAACCCGCTCCACAAGCCTTATCATGACGGAGATGTCTTCGCTCAAAAGAAGGTCCTTTCTCTCATGGGCGCGAAATAATCTCCCTTAAGACATAACCCCTGACCCCGTGGCGGAACACAGAAGACCGTCACGGGGTTTTTAGTGGATCAAAACATACGTTCCCTCACGGCAGAAACGCGGTCAAATTGAGTTCGATAAGAGACGAAGACAATCCCGGTCGCAGTAGTCTGAGTCTGTCCTGTGTGGGATTTTTTGCATTCATCTGCGACCGGGAACCTTCTCAGATCTTATCCGCTAACCGGAGCGCACCACCGCAGGCCAAGAACCCCCACTCATGGGGACAATCGATGAGCTGATTCTAATAAAATCAAAACATCCACTACCATGAGTGAATTCGATCCAATTACCGCACAGGCTTACCAAAAGGTCTATGCCAAGAACTTTGAGCATCAGGCTCAACAAAAACTGAAGCGCGTTGCGCAGTATGCTCGAACTGAGTTCGGCTGCGTCGGTGCTTCCAAGACCCACAACACCCTCGAAGAAGAGGACATGACCGAAACCACCGGTCAGCGCATGGGTCTCACCCAACTCTCCGAAGTTGCCGGAGAGATTCGTCACATCTTCCCACGGAAGTTCAACTCTGCCAAAGGGCAAGACCAGTTCGATCCCACCCTTTTGGCTTCGACCGTTCTTCCTGGTTCCACGATCATGGAGGCCCAGACCGCAGCGTTTAACCGGACTTGCGATGATGTCTTCATCACCGGAATTACCGGGAACAACAGCACCGGCGTCAATGCAGACACCACAGAGGCCCTCGCCTCGGACATGGTGGTTGCAAAGGACTACGTTCGGACTGGTTCCGCAGCCAATTCCAACCTGACAACCGGGAAACTTCGCTACCTCAAGCGTCAGTTTGAGAAAAACGAGTTTTACGGACAGGACCAAAAGGCAGCAGGGGCCAAACTGTGTTGCGCAATCAACGCCGACATGAAAGACGCCATCATTGCCGATGAACTGATCTCCGACGCTGACAAGACCCGAATCAACAAACTTGATGACGGCGACCTTGTCTACTGGATGGGGATTCACTTCATCCGGACTGAGCGCGTTCCTCTCGTTGAAACCAACGTCTACAACGCTGTGATGTGGGTGAGCAACCTTGTCCAGTTTGACGAGTGGGCCGGAGCCGTCCACCGCATCTCGGAACGTCCTGATCGCTCCTACGCGATTCAATACTACGTCGAGAAGATGGTGGGAGCCTGCCGCCTTGAACAGAAGTCAGTCGGAACCATCGCCTGCCAGACCAACCTCTTCACCTAAACCACTAGAAGGAGACCAATATAATGCCAACTGAACGAGCATCCGCAGCCGAGGCCCTTTACCTCGCCAAAACCCAAGGCAGTCGCGTCGGCACCATCCGTGGTGAAGAAGTGAACGCCGATCTTAACCTCATCGTTACCAAAGTCACCCTTGTGGGTGACGAGTCGGCAAACGATGTCATCACCCTGACGCCTCCCCTCAAGCAAGGGCAAGTTCCGGTCCCTGCCTTGTGCAAGGTCGTGACTCCCTCCTCGTTGGGAACCGCGCTTTCGGTCAAAGTCGGAATCGATACCGACGACGATTTGATTTGCGGGGCGACCGCCATTCAGGCGGCAGGCGTGATTGATAACCTCGGGACCAATGAACTCACCTACGAGAGCATTGCGACCGGGAAAGAACTCATCGCGACCGTGACCACGGCGACCAGTTTGACCGCTGACGCCACGGCCACGTTCTACATTGTCACCCGCTCGGTCTAAAGTCCGAGTCCACCAATAACCACGGAAGGCCCGATCCGCTAGAATGACGGGTCGGGCCTTCATTATTTCCAGCCATGACCAAGACCGAAGTTGCTAACCTTGCCCTCTCAAGACTGGGGGCTTCTTTGATTATCAGGCTGGGAGATGACACCTTACCTGGGTCAAAAGAAGCGGATCTGCTCTACGAACCCACCCTAGAGGAAGTGCTCCGAGAGTTTCCTTGGTCATTCGCAGAGAGGGAGGCAGACCTTGCTCAACTCAGCACTGCGGAAACAGCCCATTTCAACTACTCATTTCAGCTTCCCGCCGATTGCGTCCGGTTCCTGACGCTCCAGACTGACTACCGAGATCTTCCAAAGAATGAATTTCGCAGGACTGGAAGCAAGATCCATTGTGACGCATCCACAGCAAGGGTCTCCTATATCACGAGTGATCTGGAGCCAGACGACTACGATCCCGACTTCAGGAATGCCTTCGTTACGCTTCTAGCATCCAATCTGGCAACCCCTTTACTCCAGTCTCCAAACATGGCGCAGGCATTGAAGGACGAATACTTCAGGGTTGCCCTTCCAAAAGCCAAGACCGTGGACGGCAGGGAGACTGACGCCAAAGAAAACCACGGAATTGCCAAGTCGATCACCACCAGTCCTTTTGTTCAGGCTCGCTACGTTCGCCGAGGCCGTTACATCCCGCGCTCTTCTTCCTGATGCTTCACCATGTCCAAAACGCGTTCAACGCTGGGGAGGTTACTCCCTACATTAACGCGCGCGAAGAGTTAGAGGTCTATCAGTCCGGCTGCTCAAGGATGGAGAACTTCATCGCGCTTCCTTATGGTGGTGCGAGATACCGGCCAGGGACTGAGCTTATCAACGAAACCAAGTCCTCTGGAGAGGTTCGCCTGTTCGGTTTTGAGTTCTCGACCGAGGAAAGGCACATCCTTGAATTTGGAGCGGGTTACATTCGTTTCTATCGATGCGGCCTAAACACGGCAGAGCAGATCGAATCCTCTCCTGGTGTCGCTTTTGAGAGGGTGACGCCCTATTCTGTGGCAGATCTCAACGAGCTTCAATTCGCGCAGCTCAACGACGTTGTCTTTATCACCCATGCCGATCACCCGCCTTATCGTCTTTCCAGGTTTGCGGAAAACGATTGGGTGATGGAAGAATACGAGCTTTCCGAGCCTCCCTTCCTTGATGTTGAGCTAGACTCAACCAAAGCCATCACAGCAAGCGCGGAGACTGGGTCAGTGACCCTTACCGCGGCGAGTGACGTCTTTGTTTCTGGCCATGTTGGGGCAGTCTTTGAATTGGCATACAAGCGGGAATCGACAGAGCTTCAGGTGTCCCAAGACATCGTAGGTGGCGGATCAGATTCGCTCACCGTTTACGATATTCGTAGCTCTTCAACCACCGCCAGAACAGGCCTGAGCAATAGCGACCCGATCCGGGTTGAAGGGGAGTTTACCATTCAGACCTTTGGGGAATGGACGGCAGATGTCCGGATTCTTCGCCGCTATCTTGGCTCAACGGAGTGGAATGACTACCTTTTCTTTGATTCTGCCGATGATCGGAACGTCAATGAGGCCTACACCATCGACGCGCCTGCGGACTTGATGATTTCGGTTGAGAATCACACCTCTTCTACCAATGCGCGAGCGGTCCTGTCTGTCGCTGATCCATTTATCCGAGGTAGGGTGAAGATTGATGCCGTGGCGTCTGCGACTTCTGCAACCGGAACTGTTCTCCGGAAGCTGGCTCCAGGCGCTTCGACGGAGTGGAGGGAGGGCGCATTCTCGACCTATCGCGGCTTTCCCCGTGCTGTTACATTCCACGGGCAGAGGCTTTGGTTTGGCGGGACTGTCTCACGGCCACAGACGGTCTGGGCGTCACGGATTGACGGCTTCGATGATTTCACCCGAGCCTTTGCGACAGATGCCGTAGCGGACGCAGACGCCCCCTTGTCTTTCTCCCTGTTCGCCGATGAGCATAACCGGGTCCAGTGGCTTTCTTCAAATAGGTCGCTCTTAGCCGGCACAACCGCCGGGGAATTTGTCATCACCGGAGAAACCAGAGAGGAGCAGATCTCGATTGATGACTACACCATTAGGCGGCACACATCAAAGGGGTCCAAGGCATACCAGGCACTCTCAGTCGATCAGGCGGTTATTTTTATTCAGAGGCAAGGCCGGAGACTTCGGCAGCTTGGCTACAAGTTCGAGGATGACGCCTACAAGTCCGACGACGTAACGATCTACTCCGAGCACTTGACACGGGGCAATATGAAGGAACTGGCCTTGCAAAGGCAACGCGAGGCGATCATTTGGGGGGTTACCGATGACGGCAAAATGATCGGATGGACCTACCGCCCTGGGCAACCATTCTTCGCTGCCTATGAAATCACTTCTCCGGATGTCACCTATGAAAGCGTCGCGACAGTCTACGGGGACGGCGACGAGGACGAAGTGTGGATCGTTGTGAATCGTGGAGGGTCAAGATACATTGAGCGATTCCGGCCAGATCAGATTCTCGCGCAGGAAAAAAACACTTTGGCAGACCTTTGGTTTGTCGATTCTGCCGTCTCTTACACCGGGGCGACTGCAACTTGCACGGGTCTAAGTCACCTCGACGGAGAGGAAGTCAGCGTTTTTGCCGATGGATCATTTGCGGGGACCGCTACGGTAGTTTCAGGACAGATCACCAACCCGTCGCCAACGGCATCAAAGACCGTTGTGGGTATTCATTATGGTGGAGAGATTCAGACCTTGCCGGTGGAAGTGGGAACCGAGAACGGAACCAGCCAAGGACGAACAAAGCAGGCGGGCCGGGGAGTGATTCGTCTCTTCAAGAGTCTTACTGGAGAGTGGTTCACATCCCAGAGCACACAAGCTCACCCTTTCCAATCTCTCAGGCCAAGTGACAGCTTAGTCGAGGCCAGAGACCTAGCAGATTTCGACACTGTTCTCGAATCACATTCTGGCGTGACCCGATCCCTAACTATCGGAGTCAGACAAACAAAGCCTTATCCAATGACCGTGCTTTCTATCTTGGCAAGAATCACCCTGAAGGAGAACGCATGAACGAACCAGCAATAACTCCAAACCGCGAAATGTTCGACGAACTCGGGCAGGTCATGAAGGGGCTTCAGAAAGCGGAAGTTCCGGTCACTCATATTCAGACGCCGGGACTCTACATTCGCCAAGTTGAGATTAAGGCGGGAACCAAGATTTTGAGTGCTAGACACAAGACAGAGCATCCCTTCGTCATCTCGAAAGGGAAGATCCTTGTTGTGACTGAGGAGGGGCGCAGGGAGGTTTTAGAGGCCCCGCATATTGGAATCACATTTCCCGGCACGAGACGCGCTCTCACAGCTCTACAGGACACCATTTGGACTACGTTTCATCCTACCGCAGAAACGGAAATTGAGAAGATCACAGAATCCCTCGTCGAGCATGAGACAGACCAAGACCTGCTGCAATGGCAGGAATCAACCCCTAAACTAAACGAACCATGTCATTTGTAGCAATCGCCGTTACGACCGTCGCAAGCACTGCGGTCGGAATATATGGACAGATCCAAGCAGCAGAAGCAGCGGAAGACGCTGCCGACTACAATGCCCAGATTCAAGAGGATCAGGCCCGCGTCAGAGAGCTTGAGAATCACGAGACGGTTCAGCGCATGAGAAAGGAGCAAAGGCGAGCCAGGGCGCAAGCTATCGCCCGCCTTGCCGCCTCTGGTGCCGCTTTAGGGGAAGGCTCAACTCTTGATCTCATGGATGTGCTGGATTCTCGCCTTGAAACCCAAATCCAGGACGCATCGAGACAGGCGAACCTTGAAGCACGAGCATTGAGGCAGGGAGCGGAGTCCACCAGATACTCCGGACAGCAGCAGTCAGCTGCCCTTCAACTACAATCTGTGGGAACCTTGCTGAGTGGAGCGACGGATTATGTATCAAGGCAATACACCTACCGCCGAAATCGGAGACTGGACCAAAGCTCAAACCCAACCCTTCTTGGATAATGCCAATCAGAATTCCCAATCTCAATGCTTCCAGTCGAGGGCCGATGGCTCCCGGTATTTCCCCTTCTGATGCGATGAAGCCAGGTCTCGCGCTCGGATCAGTAGCGCGGGGGCTCGGGAAAGCTGCTGAAACTCTCCATAAACATGATATAGAAATCATGGAGGCAGAGAACGCAGCGGACTTGATGGAATTCAAGACCGAGGCGAAGACCGCTTACGCTAATCGGCAAGCATCTTTCGCGGAGGATCACGACTACCTGAACTATGGCAAGAAGTGGGAAGGGGACTTGCAGGGATTGCAAAAAGCCCTTTCGGAGAGGAAGTATTCGGCTGCGACACTGGAGAAGGCCCGCTTGTTCCTGACTGAATTTGAGGGAAGCTCCAAGATTGGTGTTGCGTCTGCGGCCCAGCGCAAAGCATTGGAGCGAAAAGGTCAGGCTTTCAAGAATTCAGTTGCCCAGATCGAGGAGAATTACGACCCATCCACCCCGGAAGGCAGAGCGGCAGGCCGTGCCATGTTTGAAGATGCTCTCGGGGATATGTCGGGGCTTACCCCGGAGCAGAAGGACTCCATCCGAATGCAGGTCGAAAGCACTTTTGGCCAGAGAGACCGGCAAGCAGAGATCTACGCCGATCCTCACAGCTTCCTGAAGCGCAAGAAACCTGAAGGGGTTGATTCTTACCAATGGGACCAAGAGCAAAGGGAGGCGCAAAGACTGATCGACCAGCGGGGACGGAATCAGGCTGACTCGGTTTTGGACGCCATCTATAGCGGAACCTTGACAAACCCTGATGACATCGAGGCTTTAACGCCGGACCTGGGGGCAAAAGCGCAGTTTGAACTGAAGCAGGCTCTCGCCGGATTCTCGGAAGGAAAGTCAGAGGCAAAGCTCAGAGATCCGCGCTTTCAGAATCAAAACCTTGGGGAGATCGCTAAGCTTCTTTCCGACTATCGCTTCGCGTCAGTAAGGGAGGATTTTAACTATGTAGGGATTGCTCAACGCATCCGGAGGATCGCAGACCCGGATGTCAAAAAGTTTTACGCTGACAAGCTGGAGGAAATCAAGGACGGAAGGGAGGCAGAACTAAGGACCGTCAAAGATTGGGCGATGAAGAAAGCGGACGAATACTTCTCCAGTAATCAGTTCGGGGACGGTGCGCCAGAGAAACCGAAAGGGAGGTCCCTTGACAGCTTTCTTGCTGACGGGTTCCTCTTGGATCGAGACAAGATGCAAAGGTTCGGGTGGTCAGAATCCCATGCAGAACAGATCGCGAAGGCGGCAGAAGCGCAGAGGGAAGCAAACAGGACCGGAAAGAGGAGAATAGGACCAGACCCGCTAGATCTTGTTCGGGAATTGTGGAACGAGAAGAACGCCCCTAAAGAGGATTTCCCGGAGATTGCGCGTGAGGTGTTCGAGGCGATCCGGAACGGAAAGACAGGTTCTTTCATCTTTGAGGACCAGGACAAGGTGATCGCTTACAAGAAGGCCCTTACTGATTACAGGACGACCAGATCACTAGCGAGGGGGCGGGCAATGGCGCAGATTCTAGGAGAGTTCCGGCTAGACCCAGACATGGACATGACGAAGGCCAAAGAGATGTTGGATAAACTGGAAATCGAAATCGGCGCGGGCGAAACAGGTTCCAATTGGGACCCACATCCCAACGCCAGGACTTTTGCAGCGGAGAATCTGCTCATTGAACCAGGAATCGACATCGACGAGGGGGAGCCCAATACTAACCGGGACCCATATCCCGGAGCCGGGACTTCGATTCTCCCTTCGTTTTCCAATATGCCTCCAAATCAGCGATAGTCATGGCAATCACACTACCAACGGATTCACAGAACCCTCTCTTAACGACCGCAGAAGACGCCACGAAAGCAGTTCCTTCGATTGAGGAGGAACAGCGCAGAGCCTTTGAAGGTGCTGTTATCGGGCCGGAGAGGGAGCGACAGGAAGCCAAACGAGAAGAAATTGCGGCCTGGTCTGCAAAGCGCATCAAGAAGATCGATGACGCCTTGCTGAATTTCGATGAATTCATGCCGAATAAGCGGCCAGAGGTGAAGCGTCGGTTTTTGGTCAAGAAGGCGATTGAACTTCATGCCGGGGTTGAGCCTGACAACATCGACCTGCACCGCATGGCGAGGGCTCAGTGGGGGCGCAAGCTTTTCGGGCAGGAGACCGACACGGACGAGGCATTTCTTGCAGCCATGACCAAGCAGGCGCAGGAACGGAAAGAGGAGGCGGATTTCACCAGCCAGATTTTAGATGTCGTGCAAGACAGGGCTTTGGGTGGTGATAAGCCGGGACAGATGACCTTAAATGAGATAGCGAGGGATCATCCGGTTTATAAAAAGAACCCTGCCAAGTATGCCGAGGTTTGGAAAGAAAATCAGTCTCGTTTCAACGAGGAATATGGAGACGTTTTGCCAAGTGTTCGGAAGCTTCGGACTCTAGTGGAAAGTGATGATGTATCCCTAGTAGAAATCTATAAAATCGTTGAGGGAGCGACCGATGAGCAGTTGGGACGAATGGCGTCATTGATCGGGTGGAGTATTCAGCGAGCAGGCGAAAAGGGAGAAGAGCGGGGATTCTGGGATAATCTCATTACCACTACCGAAAGAGGTGGTAGCGGTCTGGGGGACCAGCTGATTCGTCAAATCAACAACATGATTGCCGGTCAATTCCAGCGAGCAGCGGAGCAAGATGAAAGCATTCGCGGCGAACGACCAGAAAACCAAGCTTTCAAGTATGTGGGGGAAGAATGGGAGAAGCGTATGGAGCGGGCGGCCGGGTTTGTGGCCGAAATCAGGCGTTATCGTGATATGCGTGACCCAATCAAGCTCCTTGCTGATGAAGATTCAGTGTTAGGACATGTTGAGAGTGCGGTCTACCAAATCCCTACCGTTGGGATGACGGTGGGAGCGTCTGCCGTTCCATTCGTGGGATGGGGAGCAACTGCTGGGATGCTCTACGGGAGCGTTGCTGATGATTATTATTTGCATGTTTTAGACAAAACTGGGGACCGCCAAGAAGCTCGGGAGATTAGTGCGAAAGTGGCTCCTTGGGTGGCAGCTGCTCAATTCATCCCTGAACGCTTGGGGCTTGCAGGAATCAAGGGACGGATTCCTTTCTTGGACAAGGCTCTTTCGAAGCTACCAGCGGCAATGACCGGCAAGGCGGGCAGTCTTGTGGCTGGAACAACGGTTCGCGCACTTGCTGAAACTGGCACGGAAGAAATCCAAGCCATATTACAGGAGATGGGGCGCGACACACTTCAGTGGTTCAATTCAGAGATCCCCGGTGCTGACTGGGATGCTCATTGGGGCAACTTTGGATGGAGGAACTTTGAGACCTTCCTTGCCATTGCTCCCTATTCCGCTTTAGGGGCTTTTGCGAGAGATCGAGGGCTAGAGAAGGCAATCGCCCGCGCACGAGAAGCGACGAGGAACCAGAAGATAGCAGCAGGCTTTGACCCCGCCCCTGTCGATAGGTTTGATAATGCCAAGACGCCCTTTGAGGAGCGTTCAGCATTTGCGGAGATGGTGAAGAGTCAGGACCCTGACCGGCCCGCCACCAAGGAGGCAGCCAAGAAGGAAGCAGAGATCACGCAGAGAAGGGCGGAGACGGCGGAACAGCTTCGACGCTATCAAGCATCGCCGGGTATTCGATTCGATCCGGAGCGCGAGGGCGTGGAAGTCTACGATACGAAGACCGGAGAAACCTTGGCGAATGTGGCCAATTATGAAGAAGCAAGCCGAGTGGTCTACGCCATAATCGAGGGGGAGGTCGATGAGCGGTCTTCCGTGTTTCAGGAAATCAACTCGATCCTGGAAGCGGCACAAATCGACGTTGAGGACTCAGGGAAGGCTTTGGAGGTCGAACTGCGCACCTTTACAGAGTCAGACCTGCTGAATGAGCTTCCCGAGGCTGAGGCCCGCTTCCGTGCGCAAAACGAGCTTCTTGAGCAAAGGGACGGCGGAACCGGAGAGGTCACCAAGGAGGTGATGGGGGAAGGAGGCCGCCGAATCAGAGGTCTCTTCATTCCTGCTGGCAACCTGGGCAGGCGTTCTGATGTTACCAAGCTTTTCGGAGGATCATCAGTCCTGACGTTGATTCATGAGAGAGCGCACCAAAAGCGGCGGGCATTGATGAAGTCCGGAGCTTGGTCTAGGAATCAGCAGGTTTCAGTGATCAAGGCTCTTGATTCATTGATCCAGAAGTCGATTGAGCGAGACTTGAAGAAGAATCCCGACTCAAAGAAGGAGACAAAGACATTCCTTCCGTCGAACTTCGATTCACTATCTCCGGAGAAGCAGGAAGTCGCTCTTGATGAGGCCGTTGCAGAGCTAGCTGAGGTGTTGGCTTTGAACTCCAGAGGTGGTGAGAGATCCACGATGAGAGGTTTGATTTCAAAGAACCTTCGTGCGATGACCAAGAATCGCATTCCCGGAGCAGCCCAGCTTGCGGCCTTCATGCGAGCCATGAAGGAATACTTTGGAATTCAGCTTCGACGGGCGGCGGTGCTGAAGACAGCGGTTCGTCAAGGAAAGCTGAATCAGGGCCAGATTGACAAGTTGACGGACATGTTGATCGGGAAGACAGAGCAGGAGTCATTCAACGAAGAGAGTGACGCTGTCCCCACGAAGATGGTGGACGGGGAACCTGTGGATGTGCCGTTTTCGATTGGGCGGGAGGAGCTTGTGGAATATCGAGAGCACCTTGAGCCACTTTTTGAAACTCTTGATTTAGATTATGTCGAACCCAAAACTAACCCAGTCTTCACTTTTGAGCGAGAAAAGGCGCGTGTGGTTTATGCTCCAAAAACGATTGAAGAGCTGAATCAATTCGATAGGGAAGCTTTTGAGACATACGAGGAAGTAGACGACACAAGTGCTCTGATTGAATACAAAGGGAAGACCTACGAATTAGGCCTGCTTTTCAGAAAAGACGGGGACCAAATTGAGGTGGGGTTTTATGATGAGCCAAGTTTTGAGCAGAGAGAAGCGGGCCACGAGGGTGATTATCACGAAAGCCCCTTGGATGCGCTTTCGGTCCATTTAGAAAGAAACCATGAGGAGGACATCGAAGATGAAGGTATTGAAGTAAGCCAGGAAAACGAGCATACCTTGCAAAAAGAAACAATGGCATTTCTGCGAGAGGAAGGTCTGATGGTTGAGGGTCGCCAACTACTCCCGGAAAGGACGCGGTTTGATGATACAGGAACCCCAGAGGCTAGCGAATTCACGATTGCATCAACTGGCTCGATTTACATTGAACACAAAGGCCGACGAATATCCTTAAGGAACCACGCTGTTTCCCAGTATCGGGAGATGCAATTCGGTGAGGTTGACAAGGCGATTTTCCTTAATTGGGGTGATCCCGACAGCATCAAGAGCGCATTTCTTGAACTTGGGCAGGAATTACATGAAAAAGCAACTACGGGGAATGATTCCGCACTGATTGACAGTGGACGAAATGATTCTGACTCCGTGGCTGCAAAAGGAGAAAACACCAACACCCGGCCCTCGCCAACAATGATGGTGGACGGGGAACCGGTAGATGTGCCGTTTTCTCTTTCTGCCGTTTCTGATGTTCACGATGGATCTCGGATCGCTACCGCAAAGAACCCGACAGGAGACTCTCAAGCGGACAATGTGGTGTCTGCTGACAAAGTCACTCCTGAACACCTTGAGAAGCAAATGGGTCTGATGACTCACTTCAGATTGCCGTCAAAGAACCCAGTCGGAAAGTGGGTGGGGAAGGTTGTGAAGTTGCCCAACATTTTCACCTCGGACCAACTCACTCCGAGGGAGAAAGCATTGCGGCTCAAAAACTTTTTTGTAGGGAACCTGCTTTACCTTCACGACCTTTACGAAAGGCTTCCCAACGGGGTGGAGCTTCGAGAGAGAGCGGCACTCTGGTATGATGGAGCGCGTTATATCTCGGAGCAGATGGCCGAGAAATTTAAAGTCTCGGTTGAGCAGGCCGCTGCGACTTTCGCGACCCTATCTCCAGGGAAGGACTGGTTTCAGAACGTCCAGATGGGAGTGAACTTGTTGGATGTTTGGTCTAACCACATGGATGCCGACATCGGCGGGACGACCCTGAGAGTTCTTTTTGACGATGCGCTCAAGGCGCGGGACGAGTGGCTGGAGGCCAAGAAATGGTCTGAGAAAAAGAAGAAGGACAACAAGACCGAGTGGCGCAGGATTAGTAGCGCGAAACGCGATTCTCAGGATAAGTTCTATTCAGCGTTTCGTTCTTTAACCGAAGAAATTCATGGTAAGAACTATCGGGTAATCTATCCCGAGGGTGGTTTTGGTGATTTTTCCAAGAAGAAGGACGGAGAAAATGCGAACCTTGGGTGGCAAGCGGCACCCGGGGTCTTGAATGCTTTCATCGTCTTGAAAGATGGAAGGCTCGAAACTATCTCTAATCAGATCAGCGAAGACCACAAAGTCAGGAACTTTTACAACAACATTGTCGCTCCGAATAGTGGAATGGGGGACGGGACTTCTGATACCCACCATGTGGCGGCAGACTTTTTTTATCCTTTTTCTCAAAAAGATTATCAGGTGGCAGCAAACTTTGGGGGAAGTTCGGGCTTTGCCCTTGGTCTTGATGAGAACGGGAAACCCACAGAAACCACTAATACGGTCGGGAAGGCATCGGTGGACATGAAGGGTACCTATTGGCTCCACCTAGAAGCGATGAGAGAAGCGGGGGCTTTGCGAGGCATTCAGGCGAGGCAGATGCAATCGATCACATGGGAGATGATCCGGCAGGTTTATCCCAAGGAGATGAAGAACGAGAAGGGGCTTGCGGAAATCGACAAATTATGGGAGAAATATCGTGATGCTGAAAAGTTCAATGACCTTAGAGAAGAAATCCTCCAGCGAAGATTGGACGTTGGACCGATTACTTTCGCATGGGATGATGGCACTGGATGGCATGGGCCTGATCGAAGAGTGGAAGGAAGCAATTCTGGACAAGGCAATCGCCAGAGTGACCGAGGACAATCCGGTCGATCTGATGAAGATCGCGGAGGAAGTTCTGAGGGACGTGATGGGGGACGAGGAATACGAGGAGAACTACGGGTAGCCTCCTTCTCCATCTCCCCCGCGCGAGATGCGGAATACCTTTCTGCGGTCGAGGCCGGAGACATGGAGACCGCGCAAGAGATGGTCGATGAGGCGGCGAAAAAGGCCGGGTATAATGTGGAGGGTTTCCACGGGTTGGCAGGTGAAATTCCAGATGTTTTTATTCCGAGCAATACAGGGCCAAACACTCAAGGCATTGAATCAAGGCCCGCTGTATTTTTTGCTGTCAAAAGGCGTTTTGCCGAGATGTTTGGGAACCATGCTTCCAACGTATCGGGGAAGCCCATGAAAATCTTGCGGGCATATCTCAAGCCCGGGAACTCTGTTGAAAAGTTTTCCACCGATGATACTGTTGAAAGCCTAAAATCAAAAGGCTTCAACTCAAGCATTAACAAGGATGTTGAGAGCGGGGAAGTTATTGAGTTTGCGGTTTTCGACTCCAACCAAATCAAATCCGCCGATCCCGTGACCTATGACGAGAGCGGCAACGTCATCCCGCTTTCGGAGCGTTTCAATGAGCAGGATGATCGGATCAGTTTCTCCATCAGCCCCGCGCGAGATGCGGAGCAATTAGAAAACAAAATAAAGGAAAGTTTTCCCTCTGTCTCCAAACTAGTGATCTATGACCGGGCCAACGCAATCGAACTGGCATCTATTGAAATTGACCCAGAACAACGAGGCCAAGGAGAAGGTGGTAAAGCGCTTTCTTTAATCAAGCGTTACTCAGATTCAAAAGGCTTACCAGTTGTTCTTTCCGCCCAGCCCGAGCCAGGGAAGAAGACCGCGCTTGATCGCTTTTACAAAGCAAACGGTTTCAAGAAACCTGGGAAAAATCGCGATTACTCACTTCCTCGCCACACCCATATCTACGAACCGCTAAGTGTCTCCTTCGACATCGGAGATTCCCGCCTGCTTTCCGGCCTACTTGAAAACGTAGGGCGTCGAGGAGGAAAACCCGAGGCCCGTGCGAAGATCTTTGCTGACCTTGCGCGAAGATTTAGGGAACTGAAGAGAGACGTTAACCGGATCAAGCAGGCTTTCGGGAAGGACTACGAGCAGGCCGCTATTGTCGATCCTCGGACGATGAAGAGTCTGAGGAAGGAGCGCAACTTCCGTCAGGCGGACAAGGAGAAAGAACTGACAGAGCAGGGAGAATCACCCAAGGAAGCCAAGACCGAGGCAAAGGCATTTGCTGACGCCTGGCTTGAGGACGCTATCGCGGAACAAAAGCGGGACAACTCCCAAGAGGCCCAGATTCGACGATCCCTAGTCCTCTATGACGCGATCCTGAAGGCATTGCCTCCGGAGATCAGGGGGAAACTTGGCGGGTTTGTGGCGCTCTCTAAACTAAGGACCAATGAGAAGCGGTTG